CGCTTCAATAACTCTCCAAAACATACAAATCGGTCTGAATCGGTGCAAAACGGACACACAACAATCCACGTTGATGTTGATTCACCCTTTATTAGTCCAGGTCAGCCGGGGGCTAATTGAAAAAGGCACGTAAGGGCGCAACGAAGCCACGATTAGAAACCCCACCACATAAAGGTAAGTCCAGGATGCCTGAAGTCAAGAAGTTTCTTGATGGGATCAACCAAACTTTGCTACCTTGGCAGGAATACGTGCTTACTCAGCTTCTTGCCGTGGATAAGACAGGAAAGTTTAAAAAGAAGACATCGTTGTTGCTGGTAGCACGTCAATCAGGAAAAACACACCTAGCGCGCATACGTATCTTGGCTGGGTTGTTTGTTTTTGGCGAAAAGAATATAGTGGCTATGTCATCTAACAGGGGTATGGCTTTAGATACCTTTCGCAAGGTAGTTGAAGTAATTGAGGACAACCCTTCTTTGATGGCTCAGGTAAAGCAGATCCGCGTGGCCAATGGTCAGGAATCAGTAGAGCTTCTTAATGGGGCTCGGTATGAGATAGTCGCGGCAACAAGAGATGGTAGCCGTGGTAAGACCGCGGACTTGCTTTACATTGATGAATTACGTGAGATTGATGAAGAATCTTGGACAGCTGCTAAGCCAATTACTAGAGCAAGGACAAATAGTCAAATATTTATGACTAGTAACGCCGGGGATGCCTATTCAAGCGTACTTAATGATTTACGATCACGTGCTTTGTCATACCCACCTGCCACAATGGGCTATTGGGAATACAGCGCAGATGATTTTGCTAAGATAACCGATAAGAATGCTTGGTATCAAGCAAACCCAGCATTGGGATATTTAATTGATGAGCAGACCATTGAAGAAGCTATTGCCACATCTAGCGTGGAAGCAAGTAGAACTGAAACGCTTTGTCAATGGGTTTCAGCCTTAAAATCTCCTTGGCCTTATCGCGCATTTGAAGATTTAGGTTTTGCTGAGCTAAAACTAGAGCCTGGCAGGCTGACTATATTTGGCATGGACATATCGGTAAACAAAAAGATGGCAAGCCTAGTAGCAGGCCAAATTATGGATGATGGCAAGGTTGGTGTAGGCGTAATAGCCCAGTTTGAAAGCCAAGTAGCCATAGATGAACTTAAAATGGCTATTGAAGTCAATGAATGGGCAAGACAGTACAAACCCAGAATGATTTGTTTTGACAAATACGCAACAATGAGCGTAGCTGAAAGGTTAAGCCAATCAGGCCATAAAATCCAAGATATGTCTGGAACTGTGTTCTATCAGGCTTGCTCTGATCTCTATGATGCCATAGTCAATGGCAGATTAGTTCACGCAGGCCAGCAAACTCTAGTTGACAGCATGAACAACTGCGCGGCTAAGGAATCAGATGCCGGGTGGCGTATTGTGCGCCGTAAATCGGCAGGAGATGTGTCAGCTGCCATCTCATTAGCCATGGTTGTTCACCAATTGTTAAAGCCACAAAGCAAGCCACAAATCTATGTCTGAAATGGTAGAAATGTCTGATTTGTGTGGTATCCTTAAACGATGGGTCTATTTGATCGCTTTCGCCATGCAAAAATAGAGGCGCAGCTGGCTCCGCCGTTAATGACGGATTCTTTTAATTATTTTCTTCCATTAGCGTTTAATGCAGTTGGTCGCGAAGAAGCCATTAGCGTTCCCAGCGTTGCTAGATGTAGAAACCTTATTGCAGGAACTATCGCAACATTTCCGCTTTGCTTATACAAAAAAAGCACAGGCGAAAAGTTAGGCAAGCCACTATGGCTAGAGCAACCAGCAGCAGCGCAACCATTATCTGTTACATTGGCTTGGACAGTAGATTCATTATTATTTTTTGGCGTTGCATATTGGCGCGTAACTGAAACCTACTTTGATGATGGCAGGCCAGCAAGATTTGAATGGATTGCACCTGGTCGCGTGTCATTTGATACTGATCCACAAACTGAATACATAACACGTTATTATGTAGATGGCAAAGAAGTTCCAATGTCTGGGCTTGGCTCTTTAATTACATTCCAAGGTTTAGATGAAGGCGTATTAACACGTGGCGCAAGAACATTAAGAGCTGCAATTGATTTAGATAAAGCAACAAGCGTTGCAACTGCTACTCCAATGCCTTCAGGTGTTATTAAGAACACCGGAGCTGATTTAAGCAAGGAAGAAGTAGATGCAATATTGGGCGCATGGAAGTCGGCACGATCACAGCGCGCAACAGCCTATCTGACTAGCACTTTAGATTACGTGCCGACTAGTTTTAGTCCTAAGGACATGGGCTATGTTGACTTAATTCAAAATATGTCAACACAGGTAGCCCGTTTGATGAACGTGCCTGCATATTACATTAGTGCAGACATGAACAACAGCATGACTTATGCAAACGTGCAAGATGAACGCCGTCAATTTGTTTCTCTTTCATTAGCGCCATATTTACACGCTATTGAAGGCAGACTAAGCATGAATGACATCACAGCATCAACCAACATTGTTAAGTTTGATGTTGAAGATGCTTTCTTGGCTGTCAATGCTATTGAACGCTTAACTGTAATTGAAAAAATGCTATCACTAGGTTTAATTACAGTAGAACAAGCCATGGAAATGGAAAACCTATCACCGAATGGAAATGAAAATGCACCTAACGTTTACTAGCGATTTAGAATGCTCAATTAGTGAGCGCACTATCTCAGGCAAGATTGTGCCGTTTGATGGTGAGATTGGTCAGACATCTGCTGGCAAAGTTGTGTTTGAAAAAGGATCAATTGAGATTCCTGACAGCCCTAAGCCAAAGCTGTTGTTAGAACATGATGCAAAAAAGCCTATTGGTCGCATGGTGTCTTACAGAGAAGATGAAGATGGCATGTATGCCACATTCAAGATTAGCAACACAACACGCGGAAACGATGCGCTAATTGAAGCATCTGAGCAACTACGCAGCGGCCTATCAGTTGGCGTTGAAGTCATTGATGGCAAGCGCGATGGTGGCGTTTATCGTGTGCTAAAAAGCAAAATGGAAGAAACAAGTCTTGTTCAAGCTGCTGCGTTTAAGAGCGCGGAAGTTTTGAGCGTTGCTGCATCTGAAGATGATGCTGCAAAAGAAATAACAACCCAAAACGAAAGCGAGGCCGTTGTGGAAGACACAACAAACGCCGTAGCCGTTGCGCCTGAGGTTGAAGCCCCTGCGGTGGAAGCTTCGCGCCCAACAGTTACAGCACCAATTTATGCCAAGCCACGTTTGGAGTTCACTAAGGCTAAATACCTAGAGAACACCCTACGTGCAAAGTTCCTTGGCGATGAAGATGCAGCGATGTATGTTCGCGCTGCCGATAACGAAACAACAACAGCACCGGGCATGATTCCCACCAGACAGCTCACAGAAATTGTCAACCCGCTATCTAATGCAGATCGCGGTGTAATTGATGCAATCTCACGCGGCACTCTACCTGATGCTGGTATGTCTTTTGAGATTCCAAAAATTACAGCAGTTCCAACTGTTGACCAAATTGATGAGAATCAGGCTATTGCTGATACACAGCTAACTGCTTCTTATATCACAGTAAACGTTAAGCCATTCAAAGGCCGTTCTATCACAACTGTTGAGCTTATTGAGCGCAGCAGCCCTACTTTCTTTGATGAGCTTGTACGTCAAATGGAGTTTGCTTACGCAAAAGATACAGATTCATTTGTTGCTACTGCAATCCAAGGCGCAGGAACTCTAAACGCCGTTGCAAAGGCAAACAGCTCAACAGGTTTACTTGAATATATTGCTAGTGGAGCTGCTGCTGTTTATACAGCATCACTAGGTTTTGCTCGCAATCTTCTTGTTACCCCTGATCAATGGGCAAACATTATGAGCTACAACGATCAAGGCCGACCAATTTACAATGCAGCACAGCCACAAAATGCAGGTGGTGTTGTTTCACCACAGAGCCTACGCGGCAACGTTGCAGGTCTTGACCTATACGTATCACGTAACTTCACAGGTTCAGGTGGAGATGGAACTGCTGATTATTCAATGGCAGTTATCAATCCTGATTCCTACACATGGTATGAATCACCACGCTTCCAGCTACGCACAAATGTGAATAGCGATGGAACTGTTGATCTTGGCTACTATGGCTTTGGAGCGCTTGCTACCAAAGTTGCAGCCGGAGCAAACTGGTTCAACAAGTCCTGATCTAACTAATAGGTCGTAGAGTTACCCCGGCGCACAGCCCTTGCGCCGGGGCTAACATAAGAAAGGAAAGACAATGCCGGCAGTTTATGTTACCGAAGCTGAATTACGTAGCGCACTTGGAATAGGTGCTTTGTACTCATCTGCCGTTGTTGAAGAATGCTGCCAAGCAGCTGAGAACATTGTAAAAGACAAACTATGGTTTAATGACCAATCAGTTACCGCTTTACAGGGTTTTGGAAGTTATGGAAAAATTTATCTTCCTAGCACAGCAGATCAA